TCTTGGTTATGTACACTACTGTTAGATTTCAATCCAAAATGGATATCTGTAAAACAGGCTACTTTTTTAAACAAATTACTCACTAGTATTTTCCTCGTTGCGCTTCATAGCCGCCGCATGTTCACCAGCACCAGTACGACTGTAGCTTGGATTCATGCCGTTAATTTCTAAGATGTCATCGCGGATGTTTTGATTACGCTTTTCAATATTAATAACACGAACAAATGAGTTAGTTACAGCCGCAGTAAAATAAGCAAACGGATTGTCCGACTTGCTTTCGTCAAATTGTAAACCAATCTGTGTTAACTGCAAAATGGCTTGACCCTTCATTTCGTCATTGTATGTGTAGCCACGAACGTTGCCGCGAGTAGCATACCTCTCACACAATTTTAACATCATTCTAGCTAAGGTGTTAGTAATTTGGCCTGCATCTTTGTCAAAGTGCCCTTTTTCTAGATCACCTTTCCAGTGACTTTTACCTACACATATTAGATTCTCTGGATTTTCATCATCGAACTTCCAATGTTGAAATGGCGGAAAATTTACCTTGTCTCTATGGTCAGCAAGTGTTTTAGGATTCTTTTTCCTAATTCCGTTTAGCGGAATATGATCAAATGTCATAATACGGAATACCACATCCGTTTTTGCTATTTTTTTATAGTCAACTTCACAATCTGCTTGTTTGACTTTTTCTCCTGCTTTTTTACGGGTGGCATACTCTAAATCACCAATACGTTTGGCCCTAGCACGTTTGGCTTCTGCAATACTGCGTATATTAATCTTGTCTGTGCTTGGCAATATCAAGTCATATTGATGATATTCTGGTTTGGTAAAACTACAATATGACGTTTTGCTTCTATGTATTTCTAACAACATATCCTTGTTGTTTAGGTAATTCACTTTGGGTGTATTTGGTATCATCCTGTTCAGTCTCCGATTTGTTATTATAAACTACGCACTTAATAAAGTCAAATAAATAGAGTATCAAAAGGATACTTTATGGCGTTCGACTTAACACAAACATTAACAGCATCACAAAATTTAGTAGGAGCCGCTACTAGTGCCATAAACGTTGGTAGCAATTTAGCTTCTGCATTATCCGGGCCGTTTAACAGTCCTGGCGATGTAGCTAGTGCTATACGTAGTATTGACTTACCAGCCGCTGGTGAAGCAGTTGGTGATATCATAAGTGCTGTAGCTAGTTTTGGCGGTGATGCAAATTCTAACGATTGGCGTGTAAGATTAAGTCTAGCCAATTGGACCAGTTTTAAATCAAGTCCAGTATTACAACCATTAAAAGATGCTGGCGGCCTAATTTTTCCTTATACTCCTGAAATCACCATAGCCAGTAGTGCAAGATATTCAGATATTCCTACTACACATACAAATTATACTTTTCATGCTTACCAAAATAGCGACCCTGGTGAAATATCTATCACCGCGCCTATGAACGTAGAAGATGCTACACAAGGATTATACTGGATTGCTGCCGTACATTATTTAAGAAGCCTTACTAAAATGTTCACAGGATCTGATCCAAAGGCCGGTAATCCACCTCCCATTGTCATGCTAAATGGTTACGGAAATTATGTTTTTAAAAATGTTCCTGTAATTGTTACTGGATTTAATACAACACTGAGTAAAGAATGTGACTACATTGGTGTTAACGTAGTTGGCAGTGCCGCAGGCCAAATACAAGGCGTGGCAGATAGTGTTAGTGGAATAGCCGGTGCGCTTGGCGGAGCCATTCCTGACATTGGAGGTATAACAAGTACGGTAAGTAACATAGCAGGTGGAATTGGTAACGTTGCTGGTTTACTTGGAAGTTTTGGCATCGGTGGAACTACAAGTGGCGGTGTTAGCCATGTGCCGACCAAGAGCACGTTTACAGTAAAATTAAAACCAATTTACAGTAGAAACAGCGCCCGTAATTTTAGTCTTGATAGATTTGTTCAAGGCGGCTACCTTAATAATAGTTTTGGATACATTTAATTATGGCACAATATACAAATACAAGTCCTTGGTATTCTACAAGAGTAGTGCAAAATTACTTAGACATATTATCTATCAGACCAGTTAGTGCGGAACCGGATGATTTTTTATACACGATACAAGCGCAGTACACTTACCGTCCTGATTTGTTGGCTCACGACTTGTATGGAACATCATCTCTTTGGTGGGTGTTTATGCAACGTAATTTAGATATTATACAAGACCCAGTTCTTGATTTTGTTCCTGGAACAAAAATCTATATTCCAAAAAATAGTAGTTTAAAAACAGTATTAGGATTATAAAATGGGAGTCTTTGATGATCTCGGCGCAACAGTCTCGTCTGTAACAAGTAGTGTATCTAATGCCGCTTCTTCAATCTCTGCTGTTGCTGGCGGCCTTGCATCAGGTCTTAGTTCTATAACTGATGTGGTTGGTAGTGTATTATCTACAGTTAATCAAGTTTTTAAACAAACTGCAAATGTAAAATTACCTTTACCTAATCCGTTATTTTCTTATGCAAGTTATACGTATGTAATTAGTATTGGTATGTTAACTGACGAATTTTTAAATAATCCAGACTCAACATACCGCGCAGGCAAAAAATTTCCTCTGCTATTAAAAAGTGCAAATGCTGATCCTAGCAATAGAGTTAACACACCTTATGGTAAATTTGATTTCTTCATTGATAACATAAAAATTGACAGTATCATCGGGTTTGAAGCTGGAAATAATACCAACGTATCGGGCCCGATAACATTTACTATAACAGAACCTTATAGCATGGGAATGTTATTCATAGCTATTCAACAGCTTGCAAAACAATCTGGACATTCTAATTGGAATGACGCACCTTTTATACTAGCAATAGAATTTAGAGGTAACACTGAAACAGGACAAATTTTAAATATTCCAAAGACTGCTAGATATATTCCTTTTAAATTTACAGAACTAGACATGTCGGTAAAGGAAACGGGAGCTACTTATAATTGTAAAGGCTTGCCTTTTAATCAAGAAGCATTGTCAAATAAAAATTCTAAATTCAAAAGTGATCAAGCAATCAAAGGAACCACAGTTCAAGAAATGTTACAGACTGGCGAAAAAAGTTTACAAACTGTGTTAAATCAAAAACTTCAAGATATTGCTAAACTTAACGGAATAGAAAAAGCTGATGAAATTTTAATATTATTTCCTAAAGATATAAGTTCTGCATCTACGGCTGCGAGTAGTGCTAATTCAGAAATACTTTCGTCTGCTACTGCTAATCCTAAAGATACTATCGATAGCACAGCTCTTTTTTCCAAATTAGGAGTTACCCGTAATACAAAAAGCGGCAGCTTAGAACAATCTCAAGCAGAATGTAATGCAATAGGAAAAGCTAAGTTAGGTTTTGACGATACACGTAAAGGAAGCACACCTATAGGTAAAGATAACGCTGTATATAATGCAGATACAAAAGTTATGCAACGCGATCAAAACTATATAAATCAAAATGAAAGTGATTTTAAATTTAGACAAGATACAGACATTCCTAATGCAATAAATCAAGTTGTACTAAACAGCAACTATATAGATGCTACATTTGATAATGCTAATATGACACCAGAAGGTTATAGAGGTTGGTGGAGTGTAGATGTACAAAGTTATACAAACGGTCCTATTAATAAGACCACAGGACAGAAACCTCGTTTGTTAGTTTATAGAATAGTGCCGTATAATGTTCATGTTAGCTCTGGACCAACTCCCGCAGGTAGGAAACCTCCAGGATATGATCAATTAAAATTACAAGCAGTAAAACAATACAATTATATCTATACAGGCAAGAATGTTGACATAATAAAATTTGATATTAATTATAAGAGCAATTTTATGAATCAAATGAGTCCAGACGGATTAATTGATACACAGGATTCTAAATCTGCAAGAGATAATGGCGGAGAAACAGACGGAAAACCACCACAAGAAGTTCGACCTTTGCCAAAGGGATCTGAGCCAGACAGCACATTAGGAGTTGGAACACAGATCGTATCGTTTGTTAAAACACTTGCTGGCACTGATAAGTTAGGTGGTGGTGGTTCTGAAACTCAAGTTACCCGTGCCGCTAGATTATTCCATGATTCGTTGACTAAAGGAACTGATATGGTTGACCTTAGTATGCAAATTATTGGCGACCCATATTACATTGCGCAAAGCGGCGCAGGCAACTATACAGCTCAACCAACACAATTTTCTAATTTAAATGATGACGGCTCTGTAAGCTATCAAAACGGAGAAGTTGATATTGTTGTTAACTTTAGAACTCCAATCGATATAAATCAAAGTACCGGTATGTATAATTTTGGACCAAATACTGACACCGCTCCGGTAATGCAATTTAGTGGATTATATAAACTGACTAATGTGACTAGTGTATTTTCTCAAGGAAAGTTTACACAAACTCTTACGGGGTATAGACGACCAATGCAAGAATCTACCAAACCAGAACTTAAACCTGCAGAGACATTTAATCCTAACAACAAAGTTCCTGATCCTATTCCGTTTGATGCTGTACAAAGGTTCGATGACGGTTCAAGTATACAAACATTTGATGATGGGTCAACATTAGTCACAGACTCGGACGGCAATATTACATCAACAGACGCTACAGGATAACAATTAAACATGTCAGATCAAAACGATATTAACGCTAGTGACACGTCGCAACCGCAACCGATGCCTGGCCCGTTTTTGGCCAAAGTAGTCAGTAATATTGATCCAACTTATATGGGAACATTAGAAGTTGAATTATTAAGACCAGTAGGTGCAAGTGGTGGTGAAGGTCAGTTACATCAAGTGGCTTACATGAGTCCTTTTTACGGATCTACTAATAGCAGATATTTAGGTGAAGACCCAGACGATTATAATAACACACAAAAAAGCTACGGCATGTGGATGATGCCTCCTGATGTTGGAGTTACAGTTGTTGTGATCTTTATTGACGGCGATCCAAAACGAGGATATTGGATGGGATGTATTCCTGACGAAAACATGAACTTTATGGTTCCAGGAATTGCCGCGACTCAACGTGTTGTTGAAGATGTTGATCCTGATAAACAAGATAGGTATGGTAGAGTTCCAGTTGCAGAATATAACAAAATTGGCCCGTCTAATAACAGCCCAAACGATCCTACACAAAATTTAAAACCTCAACACCCGCTTGCTAAAATTTTATCTGATCAGGGATTATTATTTGACGATACTCGCGGTATTACTACTAGTAGTTCTAGACGAGAAGCTCCAAGTATGGTCTTTGGTATTAGTACACCTGGACCATTGGATAAGCAAGATGGCGCAAAAACTGGACCAGTGGGGAAAAAAGAACATGAAATTCCTAACGCTCCGGTAAGTCGCCTAGGTGGAACTACCTTTGTAATGGACGATGGGGATGATAAATTTTTACGTAAAACGAAACCTACTGATGGCCCGCCTGAGTATGCTAGTGTAGAAAACGGAGAAACGGATGGCGATCCAACTTTGCTACACAACGAACTTTTTAGAATTCGTACTAGGACCGGTCATCAGATTTTATTTCACAATACTGAAGATTTAATTTATATTACCAATGCTCGGGGAACCAGTTGGATTGAACTGACTAGCGATGGAAAAATTGATATCTATGCTAAAGACAGTATAAGTGTACACACTGAAACCGATTTAAATTTCTATGCTGATAGAGATATTAATATGGAAGCTGGTAGAAATATCAATATAAAAGCTACTGATAAAGATAAAGTAGGTGACACAAAATTAAGTGGAAGAATTCAAATAGAAGCAGTTGGTGATTTTATTAAAATTGTAAATGGCAACGGTTTTACAAAAGTAGACGGAACGCAAGACGACACTATTAAAAAATCATTAAAACAATCATTCAACGATACTTGGAACGTTACAACAGGCAAACAAACCAGCATGACTATAGGTGCAGGCTTTGACCTTAAAACAGCAGGCGGCAACAAATTAACATCAGGCGGCAACATGGATATTAAAGCAGCCAATACTACAGTATCTGGCGGGAACATTAACTTTAACGGTCCTACAGCCGCAAGTGCAGGATCAGCCGCACCGGCAACTCCTCCAAAATCTTTAAAAACCATTGATAATCCAACAGAAGTAGATGGTACAACAATAACAAGTATTATGGCACGTATTCCAACTACAGAACCGTACCCACACCACGAAAACTTAGACGGTACAATGTTCAAGCCAGATGCTACTGATAGAGAAGCGGCAACTGCCATTGAAGTTCCGCCAGCATGGCAAGTTTACAGTACAAGCACAGATACATTTAAGAAAAATCAAGGATAATAATTATGTCTTTATATAAAAAAGTAACATTGCCTGCGGCACCTAACCCTGGCTTAGCCACACCAAAAATGTATAAAGGATTTAGCTCGGTTAACAGCAAATCTGAAAATTTTGTACTATATGATTTTGACTTAATTAAACAAGATTTGATCAATCACTTTTACATACGACAAGGCGAGCGTTTAATGCAACCAAATTTTGGAACTATTATATGGAGTTTATTATTTGAGCCATTAACCGAGCAACTTAAAGATCTGATACTACAAAATGTTAATGAAATACTAAATTATGACCCGCGTATACAAGCTTCTAACGTGCTTATTACACCGTACGATACAGGTTTACAAATTGAAGCTACTTTAAAATATACTCCTTATAATATTCAACAAAAATTGCAATTAAAATTTGATCAAGCCAACGGGCTGATCAGTATGTAATAAAGTGCCCACATAATTTTAATCAATAAATATAGCTACTAGGACACGACATGAGCTCAACTGATAGACAAAATAACTTGTTAGTATCTCAAGATTGGAAAAAAATTTACCAGTCTTTTAAAAACGCCGACTTTCAAAGTTACGATTTTGAAAATTTACGTAGAACACTGATTGATTATATTCGAATTAATTTTCCAGAAGATTTTAACGACTATATTGAGTCTAGCGAATACCTTGCCCTGATCGACCTTATTGCGTATGTGGGCCAAAGCATAGCTTTCCGTGTGGACTTAAATGCCCGTGAAAATTTCTTAGAATTAGCAGAACGTCGTGATAGTGTGTTACGTTTAGCACGTATGATCAGCTATAATTCTAGTAGAAATAAAGCAGCCTCTGGATTATTAAAATTTAATACTATTAGCACAACTGAGGCCGTTCTAGACAGTAGCGGAAGAAATTTAGCAGGACAGTACATTACTTGGAACGATAGTGCTAATCCTGCTTGGTACGATCAGTTTATTAAGATTGTCAATGCGGCATTTCCAACAACTCAGCAATTTGGAACCCCGTCAGATTCAGCGTCAATTTATGGAGTTCCTACCTCGCAGTATCGCTTTAATGCTGTGAATACTGATGTTCCTGTGTATAGTTTTACTAAAAATGTAGCTGGACGAAACATGAATTTTGAAATTACTAGTACTACTTTTAGTAAAAAAACTTTTGTATACGAAGAGCCTCCAAAGATTGCTAACTCGATTGCATGTATCTATAAAGACGATGGTTACGGTGCTGGCAGTGCAGGCACAGGATTCTTTTTTAATTTTACACAAGGTTCATTGAACACAAGCAGTTTTAGTATCACCCAACCAAGTAGCAACCAACTAGTTGATGTTGCTACCCAAAACATTAATAATACAGATATTTGGCTTTATGGACTAAATCAAGCAGGATTAGAAACAGATCTATGGACACAAGTTCCGTCGACAGTTGGAAATAACATTATCTATAACAGTTTAAATAGTAAGATAAAAAACATTTATAGTGTTATAACTAGGGCAAACGATGCAGTTAGTTTAAATTTCAGCGACGGTACTTTTGGAAACCTACCATTAGGCAATTTTAGAGTTTACTACAGATCTAGCAACAATCTTACCTATACAATAAACCCAACAGATATTCGAAATGTTTCTATTGCTATACCTTATAGATCTGCGCAAGGTCTTAATGAAATATTAACTATTAGTTTAAACTTAGCTACTACTGTATCTAATTCTACTAGTACAGAAACCAACGCAAGTATTAAAGCTAATGCTCCTCAAAATTATTATACACAAAATCGTATGATTACAGGCGAGGATTATAATATTAGTCCCCTAAGTGCCACAACACAAGTTTCAAAAGTAAAAGCGATTAATAGGTCTAGTAGCGGTATAAGCAGATATTTTGATCTTACTGATCCAACAGGAAAATACAGCACTACTAATTTATTTGCCGACGATGGTATACTTTATCAAGAAACATTTACCACTGATATCAATTTTACATACGTTACACAAACAGATATTGAAAATGTTATATACGGTGACATTTATAAGTTATTAAATTCTCCAAATTTAAGAAATTTTTACTATTCAAATTATATTAATTATTTGACTGCAAGTCTTAATATTGTATGGTATAATAAAACCACAGATAGCAATAGTTGCACAGGATATGTCGGCGGCGTTGCTGGAACTACATCAACCTTGCCTTACAAAGTAGGTTATGCAACCACTACTGATTTAAAATATTTAACTGCTGGCGCCTTAATTAAATTTACAGTATCAAATCCGGCAACACAATATTTTGATACACTTGATAACAACAAAATAGTTACAGGAAATGTAAACACAGTGGGTGCAAGTTCCTATGTATGGGCAGAAGTAATTAATGTAGCAGATGATGGAACAGCATCAGATACTGGCGTGTTGTCTACTGGCTTTGGCCCTATAACACTAAGTCAAGTAATTCCCCAAGACGCAGTATTAAGCCAAATCATTCCAAGGTTAACTAAAACAATTTCTTCTTCTGTTGTAAGTTCTATCATTGATTTGCTATTTTCAAATCAATCATTTGGATTACGATATGACGGCGCATCACAGAGTTGGAAAATTATATTCCAAACAAATTTAAATCCGTCAAGTGCATTTAGTTTAGGTAATCAAGGAGATACTACTAATTTGCAAAAAGATTCTAGTTGGTTACTACTGTTTAATACTAATAAAGAATACTATACAATCACAACAAGACAGTCTCGATATGTATTTGAAAGTGATAAACAACTTAATTTTTATTTTGATCCAGATGTGAATATCTACGATACTGTATCTTCGACTGTGATAAAAGACAATATAAAAATATTGAATATTAATACTAAACCTGATGCAATTGTACCGTTTAACTCTGATTTAAAATGGGATGTAATTTCAGAATATAACGGCCTTGACGGCTATGTAGATCCTAAAAAGATAGTTGTTACATTTGCTGACAGTGATAACGATGGTAGTGTTGATAATCCTCAACTTTTTAGTGATATCGTAAATCCGTTGACAAATCCGTTGACAAAATATATCGTACAGAAAAAATATCTAATAAGTCAAGGGCAGGAAGATTACAAATACGTAATAAATGATTCAATTAAGGGACCGGTTATTATTTTAAATTCGGAAAGTTCAATAGGATCGTTGTTACAATACACAGACGGCCAGTATTTTTATTTTGTTGATACTGATGTAGTAAAACAATTAGATTTAACATCTTCTGTTTTAAATCCAACATTAGATTATAAAGTGTTTGTTGGTAGAGACAGACTAAGATTTCAATATACCCACGGTGCTGATTATAACAGTAGAATAGACCCTGGTGCCAGTAACATTATTGATGTTTATGTATTGACAAACAGTTATGATAGACAATTTAGACAATGGTTAAATGGTGCAAACGTTAGTCAGCCAATGCCTCCTAGTAGCGGAGAATTAAACTCTTTATTGAGTACTAATTTAAATTTAATTAAAGCTACAAGCGATGAGATAGTATATCATCCAGTGAAATATCGTTTATTATTTGGCACAAGCGCAGATACAAATTTACAGGCATACTTTAATGTGATTAAGAATCCAAACTCAACAGTGTCTGATAGTAATATTACTGCAAGAGTTTTAACAGCAATTAATCAATTTTTTGCTTTAGAAAACTGGGACTTCGGTGATACCTTTTATTTTACCGAGTTAGCAACGTATGTTATGTCAACACTATCTCCTGATGTAACTAATTTTGTTATTGTTCCTAGACAGGCCGGAAAATATTTTGGTAGTTTATTTGAAATTAAATGTCCTAGCGATCAAATTTTTGTAAGTTCTGCCACCGCAAATGACATCAGTGTAGTATCTGGATTAACATCTAATAATCTTAAAACAATAACAGGTCAAGGCTTGACATCTTTTTTAGATAGTCAGGTTATAACTAGTGCAACAAATGGAGCAACGAATGGCTAACAATACGCCTTTTGGAAATAACGGGTTAAGTGCAAATCTTTTACCGGGATTTTATCAAACTACGCCTAATAAGAAATTTCTTCAAGCAACTATAGATCAACTATATCAGCCTGGAAATGTAACAAAAATTAATGGTTATATAGGAAGAGAAAATAGTAAAGCCTCTGTTGTGTCTGACACATTTGTTGCCTCTGTTGATGCACTTAGAAAAAACTATCAACTAGAACCAGGGATTGTTATTAAAGACAATCTTAATAATATTGAATTTTTTAAAGACTACATTGATTATATTAATCAAATAAATGTCTTTGGCGGAAATACTAACAATCACGCTAGATTAAACAATCAAGAATTTTATAGTTGGAATCCTAATATCGACTGGGATAAATTAACTGACTTTCAAAATTATTACTGGTTGCCTTACGGCCCTGAAACAATTTCAATTACAGGGCAACAATTAAAAGTCATTAGCACATATCAAGTAGATCTAGTAACCGTTGGTTCGGATAATCAATATGTTTTCACACCAAACGGATTAACTCCAAATCCAGTTCTTAAACTATATCGTGGACAAACTTATAAGTTTGTAATTAACAGTCCAGGAAATCCATTTAGTTTTAAATTACAAAGGATAATAGGAAATCCAAGTAGATATATTACTGATTCAATAGATGCACACAGTGTAGAAACTGGCACAATTACATTCCAAGTGCCTAACGATGCTCCGTCGCTGATTTATTATCAAAGTGAATCCGATCTTAATTTAGGCGGAGTAATTCAAATATACGATATTGATGAAAATACATTTATTGATGTTGACGCAGACTTATTAGGAAAACAAACTTATACATTAACTGATGGTACTGTTCTTAGTAACGGTATGAAGGTAAAATTTGAAGGCAATGTATTGCCTAATGAGTATGCAACAGGTCAATACTATGTTGAGGGAGTTGGCACTGCTATTAGACTTGTTCCAGAAAGTGTGTTACAAGTCGTAACTGCTTATACTATGGCTGAATCAATTAAATTTGATTCCACACCATTTGACAAAGATCCCTTTAGTGATGCAACTGGATATGCAAGTATAGCAGACTATATTGTTATCAATAGGGCAAGTAGGGATAGGAATCCGTGGAGTCGATACAATCGCTGGTTTCATAAAGATGCAATAACTAAATCAGCGGCACATAATGGAGTTGATGTAGTTCTAGATCAGGCAGCTAGAGCAGTTAGACCGATTATAGAATTTAATGCAGATTTAAAATTGTTTAATTTTGGAACAACATCTACTATTGATGTTAATATTATAGACGATTTTACTTTAGATGTATTTTCAATAATAGAAGGGTCTACAGGATACAATGTTGACGGAATTAGTCTAAGTCAAGGACAGACTATTTTGATTACAGCAGATACAGATCCCCTAGTAAATAACAAAATATATAAAGTTGAATTTATTGACGTTACACATGTTAACGGATCTAGAAATAATCAAATTCATCTAGTAGAAGTTGCTGCCCCGTTCGTTAATCAAACACTATTAATCAAGGAAGGATTAAAAAATCAAAGTGCCATGTACTGGTTTAACGGCACTAAATGGATTAAAGGCCCAACAAAATCTAATACAAATCAACCACCATTGTTTGATGTAGTAAACGAATCTGGTATAAGTTACAGTGAATTAACCGGTTCTACTTTTAAAGGTACTAAAATATTTTCTTATAAAGTAGGATCGACAGGTATTGTTGATTCAATATTGGGATTTAAATTAAGTTATAAAAATGTTGGAAATATTGGAGATATTCTTTTTAACTTTGATTTAGTATTAGATACTTTTGAATTTAAGAATGATAGTACTGTTGTATCGCAAGCGATTAACGCCGGATACTTAGCAAGCCAAGACTATAATGGCAATATTAAATATTTAAACGGTTGGGAAATTTCTGAAGTTACACAATCTCAAGCGGCTGTACGCATTTATAAAGATAAAAATAAATTTAATAATTTTGATATTGATATTTTTGATAACATAGAACAATTAGACGATCTAATTATTCGTGTATATGTTAATAGTATTTTACTTTCCACTGAAGATTGGATTTTATCAGATGGTCCACTTTATAAAAATATTATTTTAAAAAATGCAATAACTAGCCAAGATATTTTAACAATTAAAGCATACGCTTCTCAACCGATCAATAGCAACGGGTTTTATGAAATTCCTTTAAATTTACAAAATAATCCTATGAACAATGCTATGGGAGATTTTACCTTAGGTGAAATTATAGATCACACATCTTCCATAATTGAAAATTTAACTAGTTTTAAAGGAAAGTTCCCAGGCGCTAATAATTTAAGAGATTTAGGAAATGTTACAAAATACGGAACTAAATTTGTTCAACATAGCGGCCCTGCAAGTTTATCATTATACCATATTACTTCTGAATCGAACAATATAGTTAGAGCAATTGAGCAGTCAAGAGATGATTATACAAACTTTAAAAAAGTATTTGTAAGTATCTCTGAAAATTTAGGTATTGATAGCGACCCAGTGTCAATGGTAGATTTAGTACTTCAAAAAATTAATAAAGATAAACCACACTCTGGTCCTTATTATTTTAGCGATATGGTTGGATATGGCGCATCTATTAAAACTGAAATTAATGTTGTAGATCACCGTATTAAAACATATCCGTTAACTACTGTATTTTCTTTAGATACACTATCGAGTAAATCTTGTTTAATTTATATTAACGGAAATCAGTTACTTTACGAAAAAGACTATACATTTAATTCCCAAGGATTTATAGAGATATCTGATTCTTTAGAATTTTTTGACGATGATATTATTACAATTTACGAGTATGAAAGTACGGATGGATGTTTTATACCAGAAACTCCTACAAAATTAGGAATCTGGCCAAAGTACGAACCTAAAATTTATTTAGATACAAGTTTAGTCACACCTCGAGTAATGATTCAAGGACATGATGGAAGTCAAACACTAGCATACGGTGACTATAGAGATAATTTAATTTTAGAATTAGAAAAACGAATTTTTAATAATATTAAAGTACAGTATGATAAATCTATATTTGACATTGATGATATAATCCCAAGCTATAACAGAAAAACTCCATACGATTATGCTGAATTTAATTCAGTATTAGCTCCTCATTTTTATAAGTGGGCTAAAACAGTCAATAATGATTTTTCAAATTCACTGTCGTTTGATAACACTAATTCTTTTTCTTATAATTATTCTAGGAATAGCTCCCCAACCGGTACTGCTCTTCCAGGGTATTGGAGAGGAGTATATAGGTGGCTTTTAGATACAGACAGGCCGCATATTTGCCCGTGGGAAATGTTAGGTTTTACATTAGAACCTAGCTGGTGGGTAGATTCATACGGCCCTGCTCCATATACGTCTGATAATAAAGTTATGTGGCAAGATATTACAGATGGCATCATAAGACAGCCTAATGCTCCAATATCGACAGTGTCTAAGTATGCAAAACCATTTTTAATGACACGCATTCCTGTCGACAGTAGCGGAAATTTAATAAGTCCTACAGTCTCAGGACTTGCATCTGGAACAATTACATCTAGTTCTAATCTTAATTTCGTTTTTGGAGATGTTGGCCCTGTAGAAGCGTCTTGGAGAAGAAGCAGTTACTATCCTTTTAGCGTACTAGTGACTGGGATTTTATTAAACCCTTCTAAGTTATTTGGACTATTAACTGATAGAAGTCGAATTTTAAGAAATAAAACAGGACAATTAATTTATAAAGATACTAATTTAAGAATACGTCCACAGGATATTGTTTTACCTAGCTTGTATAGCAGTAGCAAAAGAGTACAAACTGCCGGAATTGTTAATTATCTTGTAAATCACATTTTACATTATGTGTTTAGTAATAATTTAAAATCTTATTCTAAATATGTTTATGATCTAGCAGAGATGACATGTCAACTATCTTACAGACTTGGATCTTTTACAAACAAAAATCAATTTAATTTACTACTTGATAGTAAGACTCCAAGCAGTACTGGCAGTGTCTTTGTACCTAAAGAAAACTATTCTATATTTTTAAATACATCAAACCCTATTAAAAAATTATTATATAGCGGTGTTATGATTACTCGTCTTAAAGATGTATATCAGGTATCTGGATACAGTCTAAGCGAACCATTTTTTAAATGCTATTCACATGTACAATCTGGTTCTGTAATCAATATTGGCGGTATAACCGAATCATATGTAACTTGGACTGCCGGCGAATACTATGTAGTTGGCACAGTTGTAAAATATATTAATAAATTTTTCAGAACTTCGATTACACATACTTCTACAGCTGATTTTAATCAACAAAATTTTGATGTACTTACTTCGATCCCGATACAAGGGGGAAACTCTGCTATCTTTAGAAAAACTTGGGACAAATCAAATGTAATTACAGTTCCATACGGCACTGGATTTGAGTCAATCCAAGAGGTAGTTGACTTTTTACTAGGGTATGGTGAATGGTTAAAAGATCAGGGTTTTGTATTCAATGAGTTTAATAGTAATTTAGGTCAAGTCTCGAACTGGGAAACTAGTGCAAAAGAATTCTTGTTTTGGACTACACAAAACTGGAGTTCAGGCCAAGATAAATGGAGTGACTGGTCTCCTGGTGAAAAATTAGAATACGGTAACATAGTTAGATATAATGGAGAATATTATAGTGCTATAATGACTTCTCAAGATTTAGCTTTTGATCCTGCTAAATTTACAAAGTTATCCTCTCTTAATATTTCTGGTGCTAGCGTAATTAGTTTAAGCCCAGTTGCTGGCAACATAACTTTTAATACTGTATTATCTGTAGTTGATGATATTAAAAATCAGTTTAATAATTATGAAATTGTAAAAGTTGACGGCACATCAATATTACCGCCAGATTTAGAATCTTATAGAAATAATAATACAGTTAGTTACAAACCTAGAACTAATGACGGTATATATGGTGCTAGTTTTTATCTAATACAGCATGAACATGTAATTATTATTGATAACAATACAATATTTAATGACACTATCTATAACCCTGAAAGCGGATATAGACAAGAAAGAATTAAAATTTCTGGCTATATTACAAACGGCTGGTATGGCGGTTTAGATATCCCAGGTTTTATATTTGATTCAGCTACGATTGTAGAATGGCAACCTTGGCAAGACTATAATCTTGGTGATATTGTTAATCACCAAGGGTTCTACTATAGTGCTAAAAAGTTTTTGCCAGGTTCTACTAATTTTACTCCAACAGACTGGACAACAATAGATAAAAAACCAGAACCTAAAATATTGCCTAATTGGACAAATATTGCAACACAGTTCACAGATTTTTATAATTTAGATACTGATAGCTTTGATTATAATCAACAAGCAATTGCTCACCATCTTATTGGTTATCAAAAACGTCAATATCTAAGTAATATTATCCAAGATGATGTAAGTGAATTTAAATTTTATCAAGGAATGATTCGAGAAAAAGGAACAGCAAATGTTCTTAACAAACTATTTGATGTTTTGAAATCTGAAAATAAAGAAAGCATAGAGTTTTACGAAGAATGGGCAGTAAGAGTCGGACAATACGGTGCAAATTCTGCATTTGAACAAATTGAATTTGTTATTGACGAATCTGTAGTCAAGAGTAATCCTCAAGGATTTGTACTTTCTAATCAAATAGACCCTACTTTAAATTCTTTTGTAGTACAACTAACTCCTAATAATATATATTTAAAACCAAGCGATTACGATTCTACCCCATGGCCTGAAGCATCAGTTTACAAACCGTTATTAAGATCAGCTGGGTATGTTAATTCGGGAGATGTTACTATCTCCATAGGAAATATAGCAGAAATTCTTAGTTATGATCCTTCGACATTAACAGATGGCAGTTATATTTGGTCTTCATTTGATGTAGCAGATTGGAATGTTTATAGATTTAGCGATCTCGGATTAACGGTTACTGATGTAGTATATGATACTACAAGTAAAAATATAACAATTACCACAGATGCATTGTTATCAATAACAGTTGGCAACTATATAGGGATAACGCAGACAACTAATATAAATGGATTTTATAAGGTTATTTCAATATCTTTAAATTCATTCACAGTTGCGGCTCCTGCTGTGAAATCTTTTAGTTCGTTTAATGATCTACAAACTATAATAGTCTATGCTTTATTGTCACAGCGAACTAATAGCATGGATAATCTAGATGCTGTTCTGCCTTTAAAATTAAAAGGCGGCGAATTGCTATGGACCGATACTAATGCAGAAAATAAATGGTCTGTTTGGCAATATAATACAGTATACAACGAAACTGAAATTATAAATTCTAACTCCCCTGCAATTTCAAAATACGGCAAATCGATGGCAATTTCAAAGTTAGGAAATATAGTAGCATTTAGTTCAACAAGCGGACAATTACAAATCTATACCAAGCCTGGAATTTTAGAGCCTTGGACAAATCATCAGTTGTTACAAAAACCAGAAGTATCTTCAAATTTAATTTCTCCTGGTTTTTCAGGAACAATAGAAAATTTAGATGTTAGTGTATTACTTTCAACAACAACTATGGTTGGTGCTACTGTAGGATCTGGATATTTGCCATCAACCGGAACACAAGTATATTCATCAATTCCGTTAACTGGCGGATCTGGAACAGGAGCAATTGCCGACATTACCGTAACTAACGGATCAGTTACTAGTGTAAATTTATTGCGCTATACAGATAACTATGTTTCTGGCGAGTTATTGAGTGCATCGACAGCACTACTTGGCGGATCGTCTACAATTACATTCCAGACTAAAATTGTTAATTCTTGTGGTTCTGGATATTCTCCAACTGTAGGAACAGTTACTTATCGTAGTGTTTCATTGACTGGCGGTTCTGGAACTGGAGCTACTGCTGATATTACTGTAAAGAACGGAGAAGTTAGTTTTGTACAAATAATCGATGGTGGTACAAACTATACACCTGGAAATACATTGAGTGCTAATGCATCTTTGATTGGCGGAACAGTAAATATTCCATTTACAGTGAACGTATCAAGCATTAATTTAAATCAAGATAGCACATTATCATCTGTGATTGCATTTAGTAGTGATAATATGTGGATGGCAACTGGTAGTCCGCTAGCAGGATATGCCTCAACATATTATCTTGGAAATTATTCGTCTGGTGTAAATTATACTGCAAAATCTATAGTATCATATGCTAGTAAATATTATCAATCAGAGTTAGTAATAAAATCAACTTATGCATCTATTGGCGGCACAACAATAAATCAAGGACAAGGAGCTAGATTTACTATTGTTGTTATTGGATCTTCTTATACTGTAAATATAGAATCTGGCGGCGCTGGCTACAAGACTGGAAATAAAATTAAAATTTTAGGATCAGTTGTTGGCGGCATTGACACGGTTAACGATATAACTATTACCGTTACTGGAGTTTCAGAATCCAGTATTATTTCAGTAACTGCTACCGGAACTTGTCCTCCAAAAACTTATATTACCTTGCCAGGCGATATTATTTTAGGAACTGGCGCCACGTTTAATGTTACAACTACTATAACAGGATATACTGCAACTGTTTCTAGTATAGGAATTAATTATGTAGAAGGTGATCGCATATTAATTTTAGGTAGTAAAGTAGGTGGTGTAAATATTCTTAATGATATTACAGTGATTGTACCATCTGGCGGACTGTCAGTATCGTCGACGGTTAGTGCTACTGGTATTTCTGGATGGATAGAAATTCCATATGTACCTACAAGTCTCAACGGAACTAATAGTTCATTGCACGGACAAGGGGTTATTACCTTGTACAAAAAAGATGCAACAAATAGTTATTCTTTAATTGATTCTATTATTAGTCCAGTTCCAGCAATTGATGAAAATTTTGGTTCAACATTAACATTTGGCAATAACGAATTATATATTGGAGCAATTGGATCTAATAACGGTGTTGGAAAAATTTATAAATTAAAATATTCAAGTTTAATTAATGTATCATCAGCTTATAATCCTGTTGGAAGTTCTAATTCTACAATAGTTGTGACTGATACTATTAAAATCAAACCTGGCATGTTTGTAAAAGGCACAGGGTTTACCAGCGGCCAGTATGTATTGTCAGTGACAAACAGTACCACTTTATTATTAAGTGGTAGTCCAGATTCAACTCCGTCCGGAGTTTTAGACTTTGTAACAACATCTTGGAGATACGATTCTTCAGTTATAGCATTACAAGTAGTTCCAGTTGGTGCAACACAATACGGAACAGCTATACAAATAAGTTTAGATAATAAAACACTAGTAGTATCTTCACTAGGAAGTGTTTATGTGTACAAGTATACAGCAAGTATCGAGTCATTAGCATTAACACAGACCTTAACTGGTGTAACTTCTAAATTTGGATCTAGTATTGCTATTTCAGATGATGGTACTTATATCACAATAAGTGATGATATAGAAAGTACTCAGACTGTAAATCAAGAAGGTAGTGTTAAGATATACAAATTTAATGGTTTGTCATACATTCTTTATCAAACATTGGTTGACCATCTTCCTGAGGTTTCACAAAAGTTTGGTAATAAACTATTTTTCATGAATGACTATAAAACTCTAGTAGTTTATAGTCAAGAAGGCGATTCAAGATTAAACACAACATTTGATTCTTATTCTGTAACTTATCCAGAATACAAGTATACGGATTCGACAGGATCTCATTCGTCTACGTATGTTAGTGATCCAACATCTTCTGTAACTACACCGACTACATTTGATAAAAATTCAACAACATTTGTTTCTCCGCATATTAATAGCGGACGAATAGATATATATGACCGTTATTTAAATAAATGGGTATACAGTGAAACATTGCCAACAACTAGCGTAAACAATGACGGTTACGGAGTTAGCTTAACCGTCGGACAAGATCAGATATTTGTTGGCGCACCATATGCAGTAGTTAATTCAACAGCTTCGGGGAAAGTTTTTAATTACAGTAAACTGCCTAACAATTATACTTGGAAAAAATATACAGAACAAACATCAGTTCCAGATATCAAGAAAATTAAAAAAGCATTTTTGTATAATAAATCTTTAGGAACTTTGTTAACATATCTTGATGTTATTGATCCTTTACAGGGAAAAATTGCTGGACCCGCAGAAGAAGAAATCAAATATAAAACATTTTATGACCCGGCTGTTTACTCAATAGGTACTAGTGCAGTTACAGTAGATTCTTCAAATATCTGGTCCACTGCTCAAGTAGGAACACTATGGTGGGATTTAAGAACAGCTAAATTTATTAATAGTTACGATAGTAATATTACTTACAGAACCAACACCTGGAATAATTTAGCACATAGTGCTAGTATTGATATTTATGAATGGGTAAGCACACACTTAAAACCTAGTCAGTGGAACTCACAAGCAGACACAGTTGCAGGACTTGCAAATGGAGTTAGTGGTTCTACCTTGTATGGTGACGATACATACTCGTTAACACAAACATATGATAAAATAAGTAAGACATTTAAAAACAAGTATTACTATTGGGTTAAAAATACGGTTATAATTCCAAGAATTCCTAATCGTTTTATGTCTGCTAAAGATGTATCTTCTTTAATTTCAAACCCTCAGGGACAAGCATACACCTATCTTGCTCTTACAGGATTAAATTCTTTTAGTTTAATAAATGCAGAAACTTATCTAACAGGTTCAGATGTAGTGTTGTCTGTCGAATATTGGACTAACGATAAAATAGATCAAAACATTCACAGCCAGTATAAGATTATTAGTAACGATCCAAAAACTTTAATACCTTCCTCAATTGAGCAAAAATGGGTCGATAGCCTTTGTGGCGCCGATGCTAGCGGTCGTTTAGTTCCTAATCCGTTATTACCAATTAAATTACGATATGGAATTGAAAATCGACCTAGACAAGGAATGTTTGTAAACAGACTGGAAGCATTAAAAGAATTAATTGAATATGCTAATCAAATTTTAATTAAGAATCAAATTGTTAAAAATAACAATATTAGTTCATTAGAATCGTTTGATCCTGAACCGTCTATACTATCAGGATTGTACGATAAAATTTTAGACACTGACTTAGAATTATCTTATACAAACGTTGCAAATTTTACAATTCCTGTACTAACTCCTGTTATTGTTGACGGAAAAATTGTTGATATAATTATAAAAAATGCAGGTAAAGGATATATTAAAACAATAAACGGTACTGATACAGCACCATTTATTACTATTAGCGGAATAGGTACAGGTGCGGTTGTACAATCCGTAATTAATAGCTTAGGACAAGTAGTTGATACAACCGTTATTTCTAGCGGCGAAGGCTACGATTCTAATACAACTTGCTCTATTAGAAATTATAGTGTTCTTGTTCATAGCGATACACAGGCTACTGGAACATGGAGCATTTATTCTTACGATCCTATTTTTAAAGTATGGTCAAGAACGTTAACTCAGAGATTTGATGTTAGAAATTATTGGTCATACACTGATTGGTTTTCATCTGGGTATAATCAGTTTACCTTAGTAGACTTTGCAGTTGACACATTTGCAGATTTAAATAATCTCACAACTACTATTGGGGATACTGTAAAAATTAGATCTGCAAACTCTGGTGGCTGGTTATTATTAGAAAAATATAGTGATTCTTCAAGTATTGATTGGACACAGTCGTATCAAGTAGTTGGTGTAGAAAATGGAACTATACAATTTAGTAGTTCGTTATATCAATTTGCTAACACTCTAGTCGGTTATGATTCTGGAATTTACGATGACAACGTATATGATGTTGTTGCAAGTATTGAATTAAGAAAAATATTAACTGCGTTAAAAGATGTAATTTTTGTAGGAGACTTAAAACAAGAATATTTAAATTTATTCTTCAATAGTGTACATTATGTTCTTAGCGAACAAGTATATGTTGATTGGATATTTAAAACAAGTTTTGTAAAGGCTCAGCATAATGTTGGAGATCTTGATCAACCTGTAAATTATCCTGTAGATAATTTGTCTAATTTTGAAGAATACATTAATGAAGTTAAACCTTACAGAACTAATATTAGAGAATATATTAGCAATTACGATGGCACGGACTCTGCCCAGTTACCAATAACTGATTTTGATTTAATGCCAATCTACGATAATGGTTCTATAGGTTTAATTAATACAGACGTTACAAACGGAAAAATATTTGCTGATAACGCAAAAATTAGAGAATATCCTTGGAAATTTTGGTTAGACAACAATTCTTTTGACATTACAGATTTAATTTTGAATGATGGTGGATCTGGATATATTAAAGAACCTGATATAAAAATTATAAGTGATAGCGGTTCTGGAGCAACTGCAAGAGCATTCATCAGCAACGGTAAGGTCAATAGAGTAGTATTATTGACCCCGGGAAGTGGATACTTATCTGCTCCAACTGTAATTTTAGACGGTGGGTTATCAGAAACTGGAAAAGCAGGATCTGTTTCTGCAATTATTGGAAATAGTGTTGTACGTTCTACTAAAGTTACAATTAAATTTGATAGACATACTTCAAAACAATATATTACACAACTTAAACAAGTTGAAACTTTTACAGGAACAGGTAGTAATTTGCAATTCCCATTAAAGTGGGCACCGGATGTTACAATTGGTACTTCTTCGGTAACACTAAATGGAATACCTGTATTGAGAGAATTGTATACACTTAGTACAGTTACTTCGTCCTATAAAGGATACGAGTCTTACACTGGCTTACTTACCCTTGATATATCGTTGAGACCAATAAAGGGTGATGTAGTAGTAACTTACTTAATCAATGAATCATCCTTAAATTCTGCGGATAGAATAGAGTTTTATTATTCTCCACAAGAAGGCCAGCTAGGAAAAGATCTAAGTCAGTTAATGACTGGCCTTGACTACGGAGGCGTTGTGGTAGATGGTTTAGGATTTAACATAACATCTGGATGGAGTTCTCAACCGTATTATACTGATAAATGGGATAGTGTCGATAGCAACTTTGATGATTATTTTGTAACTGTTAGTGCAAATACTCATACATTTCCTCCAGTAAACGGAGTACCGTTTCCTAATAGTTGGGGATCAGGTACGCAGATTAACATATATCATGTTAAAAATAATGTCGATTCCTATGTTTCTAACGGTATACAAAAAGAATTTGTTTATAATCCGCTAGATAATAATCCTGTGGTTACTACAGTATCAACAATCCAAACATCGGGAATAACAAAAACATTTGTTGATGCAGGAAGCTACGATACTACATTAAAACTTTCAGATACAACAGGTATAATTGAAGGAATGGGAATTATAGGAGTTGGATTTGCATCTAATGTTGCGGCGCTGGTTACTACAGGAATTACTGGAAACGGATCAGTAGTCACTGTTACATTTGATGCGCAGACTACTCCTCCATACAATGTAGGACAGGCAATAGTTATATCAAATGTTCTTCCATCAGCATACAATGGTTCTCATATTGTTACTGAATGTACTACTACTAGTGTAAAATTTATAGCAACAACTACTGGAACTCAAACTCGTCCAGGAACTGTTCGAGGAAGTTCTGTCCATACAGTTGCTTCAGTAGTAGATTCGACTACTGTTAAGTTGAACAAAGCTCCTGATAGTATTCCAAGCGGACAATTAATTTTTACATTTGGATTTTCAGGAAGTACATATTTGACTGTAGCTGATTCTTCAACAGTTCATGTAGGAGATGCAGTTGCTTGTTCAACAATTAAAGCATTGCTATATAATGCAACAGTTACTGAGATAGTCAATAGTACAACAGTTAAACTTAATTCGCTAGTTTATGCAAATTTATTACCAAATATTAATTTAACATTCACAAGAACATTGTTAGAACCTACAGATGTTACTATCAATGCCAACGGAACGCTTGTATTAGTAGACCCTGTACCAACAGGTGTAACAATAAACATAACAGGTACTATTAATCCTGAAAGACTAGACGATCCGTATTACGGAATACATAGTGGCCCGCATATTCAGACAAATGATAATGCCATAATAACAACTCCTGTGTATAACGGAACTACAGGATTTACAATTACACTTCCTAACACATTTACAGTGGTTGATGGTGATAAATTTATCTTTAGAAAGAGCACTAGCGATGGATCTATTGCTCCAGCTGAGACAGATTACGATACTTCATTAATTGGAGGAAATTTATCATATACTACAGCAATTGGCATTGCGGCCGATGATATATTAGTTGACGGCGATGGTTTTGTGACTCCTACATCCAGCCCTGCACCGGAAGAAATTATTCCAGGACAAGTAGTTGATGCAGTTGCTATTAAAGTATACGATAGACCAAGTTCTGGATCATCATCTATGAAAGTAGACAATTTTGTAGCTACTGGTTCACAGCAGGCATTTACAATGACTCAGCAACCAAATAGTAGCAAGGCAGTTATTGTTAAGGTTGGAAATTCAATTAAAACATTGGGAGTTGATTATTCGATTAACTATGAAAATAAATTAATAACTTTTGTAACACCACCAACTGCCAATCAAATTGTAAGCATTTTTAACATTGGATTCAACGGTTCGAATTTATTAGACCTTGATTATTTTGTTGGTGATGGCACTACGATAGAATTTATTACTAAAGCACACTGGTTACCAACACTTACAACATTAATTTATGTAGACGGTATAGTTGTAACTCCTGAAGTATTCAAAACAGATGCATCCTATGATTTTGTTAATGCAGTTGGATTTAGATTTACTGCTCCGCCAGCATCTGGTAGTCTTATTAATTTTATTGTTGTTAGCGGAAATCAACAAACTTTTGCAATTACTAATACTGAAAGAATTGCTACAAATAATGTAGATAAGACTTTTAAATTAAGTACAGTTGTTGGAAACACATATCCACTTGAATCAAGTATGCTAGTGAGAGTTGACCAGGCTATATTAAAAGGTCCAAATGACAATTATTTTACTATAGAAAAAAATAGATTAAGTTATACACTTAATCCGTCAAAAGTTCTTCCAGATTCTGTAGAATTAAATAATATTAATGTACTGGCCAACGGTGTTAAACTATCATTAGGAAAAGATTACACAATTGATTTATCTGGCATTACTGTTAAAATTACAAAAGCCGCTTATTCAAAGTACAAGAATACTCAGTTAATTGTAAGTATTACTGAAAATGAAGGATATTTTTATAATCCATTAACACAAGAAATTGCATTCAAATCAGTTTATAGCACTAACAATATTGTTGAAGTAGTGAGCTCGTTTAATCATGCAACATTGGATATGAAACGTTCAGAAGTTAATGTTACATCCAATATATCGCTAACTCCTGATACATTAGAATTTTATTACTATTCAGAAATTAAATCAGGCTTAATCCAACTTGACCGTTCAGTAATTGACGATAACTATATATGGGTTATAAAAGATAATACATTATTAGTTCCAAGCATAGATTTTAAAGTTATTGATGATAGAAAATCAATTCAGTTAGCAACTGCTCCAACTAGCAATCAAGCAATTACAGTTATTACATTTGGAAATAATGTGTTAACATCTGGTATTGCGTATCAACAATTTAAAGATATGTTAAACAGAACACACTTTAAACGTTTAAGTTTAAATAAAAGAACTAAATTAACTCAAGATTTAAAATGGAATGATACAAACATTGTTGTTGAAGATGCGACTAATTTTGATACACCTAATCCATCTAAAAACCTACCAGGAGTTGTTGAAATTAACGGAGAACGAATTGAATATTTTAGTAAATCTGGAAATACATTAAGTAGATTACGACGTGGTACTCTTGGAACAGGTGTTAAGACAATTTATTCTAGTGGAACAGCAGTTCAGGATATTGGACCTACTGAAACTGTTCCTTATACAGAAAGCTCTATTGTAGAACAAGTTATTTCTGACGGTAGTCATTTTGTTAATTTAGGTTTTCCACCAACTAAATCAAATGGTTCGTGGACATATAGCTCAGGATTTAGTAGCACAATTCCAAGTTCGTATGGCCAGTCAGACGACATAGAAGTGTTTATTGGCGGCTATAATGACGGTGCAGTATGGGCTTCAAATGTTGTATATTCTATTGGAATTATTGTAAATGTTGGAAGTTATACATATAGATGTACGACAGCTCACACCAGCGGATTAAATTTCAATGACGATGTTTCTAACTGGGAGTTTTTTGTAGGTAATATTAGGTTAAAGAAGAAACCTTACAAAATGCACAATGTTAATAAAGCACCACATAGTCCAGACGGAGATGTGCAGTTAGATTCTGAGTTTGCTGTTAACGGAACATCGAACCAACTTCGATTAACCCATTTACTAAGCACTGGCACACAGGTAACTGTTGTTAAACGTACTGGTATAGCTTGGGATAGTACCGTAAATATTCAAAATGATTCGAGTAAAATTGCTGAATTTTTAAAAGCAAGTCCCGGAATTTGGTACACAGACTATAAGAACTAAATGAATAAACTAGCAGATAATAGCTGTTGATAAATATAAGATAAAGAGAGATTGATATGCAGACTAAAGACGCAACTGGAATCCATATAGAGGGTCATATTAAAATATATGACCCCCTTTCCGCTGAAGTTTATATTGATAAACGCAACGCAATTCACTACGAAAATATTAGTATTGCTCTAGCAGAAAGTATGGCCAATAGCGGCCAGGGATTTATCTACACAATGGCATTTGGAAATGGCGGAACCGCTATAGATCCAACAGGAATTATTACATATTTAACTCCAAATACCAGCGGTACAAATGCAAGTTTGTATAATCAAACTTATAATAAAGTAGTTAATAATAATTCTAGTACTAATCTTGACCCTACAAGAAACTTTATAGAATCAAGGCATGTTACCGGCACTAATTATACTGATATTTTTGTCACTTGTTTATTAGACTACGGCGAACCTAACGGACAAAGTGCATACGACACGGTATCAGATAATCAATCAACTTTTGTTTTTGACGAACTAGGACTGCAAAGTAGAAACGCAGACGGTTCTACTTTGTTATTAACCCATGTCATTTTTCATCCTGTATTAAAAAGTTTAAACCGATTGATACAAATTGATTATACAGTAAGAATTCAAAGTTTAACTGGTTTAGTAGGAGTTTAATAAATGACTTATCAAGTTACTTTTACTGAAGCCGATAATCCAGCAAAACCTCCATTAGTTGTACAGGATCAAAGTCTTAACAGTCAGACAAGTGTATCATTTGTTGGGCAAAATTATTCTGGGTACGGCCCAATAATTGCCAATAATTTTTTACATTTACTAGAAAATTTTGCTAGCCCAGTTCCTCCAGCCAGCCCTGTCGAAGGACAACTTTGGTATAATACCGAAGTTAGTACACTATATGTATGGGACAGTACTACTTGGAATACTGCTGGATCATTAAAAAAATCAACAAGTGCTCCAGAAGTTGCAAATAGTTTGCAAGGAGATTTGTGGGTTGATACTGCAAATAGCCAGTTGTATTTGTTTTCAGGATCTAATTGGTTACTTGTAGGACCTCAATATAGTCAGGGTACATTAACAGGTCCGCAAGTTGAAACTATTGTTGATACTAACAATATCTCTCATAGTGTAATTTCTAATTACGCTTCAAATTCGTCTACAAAAGTCAGTTATAGAATTAGTATTATTAGTAAAGACACGTTCACGCCTAAACTTGCAGTTCCAGGATTTACTACAATCAATCAAGGTGTTAATTTAAGTACAGTGGATGCCACTGGCACTACTAGTCTTACAAGATTTTGGGGAACAGCACAACAAGCAGATGCTTTATTAGTCGGAAATACAACAGTTCCTTCTTCTAATTTTTTAAGATCTGATACTAGTAGCGTAACTAATTATCCGTTAAGTATTAGATCAAGCGGTGGTGTAACATTAGGAACTGATTTAAGTTTTAATATCGGAACTTCTGGAAGCTCGACAGTATTTTATAATAGAAATAGCGGCAGTAACATTTCGTTCCAGTTGAATAGCGGTACTAAAACACAAACAACTGTATATCTTGATTCATCTGGAAAAGTTGGTATAGGTTTAGATAATACTAGTCCTGTCTCAACCTTAGATGTATCTGGATTAATTACTGCAAGTACTGGTTTAAATATTACTGGAAATACAAATTCAACTAGTTTGACTACTGGAAGTATTAAAACTCAGGGCGGTTTAGCTGTTACACTAAACAGTAACTTTGGCGGCACAGTAACAGCTTATGGTAATGTATTAGTTAACAATTTAGTTAACGGAACTCCTAGCGCGGGCGCAGTTTTATTGCCTGGAACAGATTCTGCAACGGGCTTATATGACATTGGATCTTCATTGAGAAGATTTAGAAATGTGTATGCTCAATCGTTTATTGGAACGTTTAACGGTAGTTTCACAGGGTCGCTAGCAGGAAGTGTAAACGGTAGCGCCGCAAAATTAGCAAGTCCAACACAGTTTAGTTTAACAGGCGATGTGTCTAGTAATATTGTTAGTTTTGACGGACAAAGTAGTTCAAGTCAGGCAATTTTTAATACTACTGTTAGTAATGCTATTATTACTAACAAAACAGCAGTATCAGATACTACACTTAGTGACGAATTCTTAATGCATCGACCAGGAGTGGGATTATTAAAAACTACAAAACAAACATTATTAAATCATGTGGCAACTATGCCAGTTGGTTGTGTAATGCCATTTGCGGGAACAATAATTCCGTCTGGATATTTACTATGCGATGGAAGTGAGTTACCGATAAGCACTTATTCTGTATTGTTTGGAATAATTGGTTATACATATAAGGCGGCAGTATTGCTACAAGGATTAAACACTTTTGCAATTCCTGACCTTAGAGGAAGATTTCCGTTAGGTCGTGATAACATGAGTAACGGATTAACAGTTCCGTATAAGGACGGATCTGGAACACAAATTAGTGCTGGAGGAGGTTCTGCTAATAGGGTAAGTGATGTTACAGCTGACATAATTGGAACAGGATCGGGAAATCAACAAGTTACACTAACTCAATCTAATCTTCCAGACCATAAACATAGTTTAAAAAGCGACAGTAATACTCAGTATTATGCAGTTGGTGTGCAAAATGCACCATCAGATCCTTACTCGGCTGGCTCGGCAGTGGCACTAGCCGCAGATACCGGAACTGGCCAAGCATTATCTAATAGTGGCGGTGTACTATCAAATCAAACTGGTGCATCTATTAATATTATGAATCCTTACGAAACTATTAATTATATAATTTTTACTGGGGTCCTATAATGAGCTATACTATATTAAAAACTGACGGCTCGGCATTAACTAGTGTTGTAGACGGTACTATTGATCAACTTGCAACAGATTTAACACTAATTGGAAAAAACTTTTCTGGATTTGGTGTGTTTATTAACGACAATTTTGTTAGATTACTAGAAAACTTTTCTAATACAGTGGAGCCCAATAATCCAATACAAGGACAATTGTGGTATGACACCGCAGAAAATCGTTTAAAAGTTTATAACGGAATGCAATTTGTTGTCAGTGGCGGCACCATAACATCGAGTACTCCTCCAAGCAATTTAGCCGCTGGCGATTTATGGATTGATAATGTTCGTGAGCAATTATATTTTAATGACGGCATTGCAACTATGCTTGCGGGTCCGATATACTCGGCTCAGCAAGGATTATCAGGTTTTACTGTTGAAGATATTTTAGATTCAAACAACATTTCTAGGACTGTTGTTTATCTGTTTGTAGCGCAAACATTATTAGGAGTGTTCAGTAAAGTTTCATTTACTCCTAAAGAACAAATTAGCGGAATGCCTGCAATTTTAAATGTTGGTTTCACTGCTAGTTCGCTTTCAAATTTTGTATTTGACACAGTTGCAACTAAAGCAAATGCATTGGTATCTGCCGAAGGTGTTTTAAAAACAGCAGAAAATTTTGTATCAACTAATGATAACAGTCAAAGTACAGGCACTCTTAGCATACAGAATTCGACCCCGTTAAAATTAGGAACAGGCTCTGACAGCGAGCTGTATGTAACATCTTCTCTTTTTAACATTAAATCGAATAGAGCAGATCAAAATTTTCAAATTCAAACAAAGACTGCTTCGAGCCAACCAATTGCATTCTTTATTAATGGGTCTACTAGTAAAGTAGGAATTTTAACTCAGAATCCAGAAACTACTCTTGATGTAAATGGCGATCTTACTGTTCAAGGAAATTTAACAGTTAAAGGTAGCACTCTTACAGTTAATTCAACAACATTAACAGTTACTGATAAAAATATTGAATTAGGTAAAATTGCTTCACCGTCTGATGTGTTAGCTGACGGTGGCGGAATTACATTAAAAGGATCAACAGACAAGACTTTTAACTGGATTGATAGTACTGATTCTTGGACTAGTAGCGAGCATATAAATTTAGCATCAGGAAAAACTTATAAGATTAACAACCTTGATGTTATTACAGCCAGTAGCTTAGGAAGTTCAATAATTGCAGCCCCAGGATTACAAACAATTGGAGCATTGACCAGTGTAGTAGCAGGAAATATTGGTATTGCAACTAATATTATAAGTTATGTAAATCCAGTTATGGGCAACGGTAATGTTGTTTTAAAACCCAAAGGAACTGGCAGTGTTGATGTTAGTTCTGCTACTATTACTAGTTTAGCATCCCCACAAAATTTAACAGATGCGGCAAATAAAGATTATGTTGATAAAAAAATACAACTAGCATCTGTTGCGTTGTCGTTAACTACGACTGGGCTAACTAATTCACAGATAGCAACTACCTATTTGAGTAAAGTATTCCCATCAGCAGAGCATCAACCAGATACAATTTGTCGAGTAGTTTGTACAGATGGCGGAGCAGTAACTATTAGACAGTTTCAATTGTTATCAGGAATATGGACTTATCAATTTAATTTATAATCCAACATGAATAATTATTAATAGAGAGCGACAATGTCATATAACATAACTAAATTTAACGGAGAATCATTTGCACTAGTTGCAGACGGCACTATTAATACCATTTTAGATATTACTCTAATTGGTAAAAATTATGCTGGTTATGGTGAAAAACAAAACGATAACTTTTTATGGTTGTTAGAACATTTTGCTAACATATCTCCTCCTCCTAAACCTATCAAAGGTCAGGCATGGTTTAATTCTGGTACCGATAAATTAAAATTAAATGTATATGACGGTGCAATTTGGAAAACTCTTGCAATTAATAATGTAACAACTCCAAGTAATCCTAACCCTCCGAGTAATCCTCAATTAGGAGACATGTGGTATGATGAAATTTCCAATCAATTAAAAGTATTCGATGGCGGCGGCTATACATTAATCGGACCTCAAAGTGTTACCGGTTATGGTGTAACACAGATGAAAAGTGTAGAGATAGAGGATAGTCAAAGTAATCGTCATGCAATTCAAGAAGCGTGGGCTGATAATAAAAGAATCTTTGTTATAAATTCTAATTTAAATTTCACACCTAAAAATTCTATCGAAGGTTTTCCGACAATTTTTCAAGGTGTAACATTTAATTCATCTTATAAAATATATGGAACTACAACAAACGCAGATAATTTAGGAAATAATCCTCCTAATTTTTATGCACCAGTAACTAACCCAACATTCTTAACTAGTATTAATGTCGATAATGATGGAGTTAACATTGGTACAGCACTTACTATTAAAAACACAAATGGCATTCCAGTTATTAAAAATAACAGCGGTACTACTATAAATTTTCAGACTACTAGCGGATCTGTTGTTAACACCCCAATCCAGTTAGTAGGATCAAATATACTACCAGGAACTAATTTTGGAACTAATTTAGGCAGTACCTTAGCACAGTTTAATAATGTATATGCTGGATATGTGTATTCTACCGCACAAAAAGCAGATTCGTTAAACTTATCTGGAAACTATTTAACAGCAAGCACCGCTGCCAGTGCAAATACTATTGCCGCTAGAAATTCTAGTGGAAATTTGATAGCAAATAGATTTATTGGTAAAGCAGATTCTTCAATAGAATCAGATCATACACTATTAGCAGACGTTGCAGTTTTAGCAAATACGGCAAATGTGGCTAATTATATTCGCTGGGATCAAGTAGGTCAAAAACCTAATAATTTTGTTTATGATAATTTTGCTACATACAATATTAGTATTTCAGGAAATGTAACTGGTAATGTAACTGGAAATTTAACCGGAACAACAACCGGAACGCACCTTGGTCCTGTAACTGGTAATGTAACTGGCAATACAACGGGTTTTCATACAGGTAATGTATTTGGAAGTGTCACAGGTAATGTAACTGGTAATGTAACTGGTAATACCGCAGGAACACATACTGGTCCAGTAATTGGTAATGTAACTGGTAATGTAACTGGTAATACCGCAGGAACACATACTGGTCCAGTAACGGGCAATGTAACAGGTAATGTAACTGGTAATTTAACTGGTAATGTAACTGGAGATTCTACAGGATTACACACCGGAAATGTAATTGGTAATATAACTGGTAACGTAACTGGTGATAGTCGAGGAACACATACCGGACCAGTGGTTGGTAATGTAACAGGTAACTTAACTGGTAACGTGACTGGCAATGTAACTGGTAATGTATCAGGTAATGCTGGAACAGTTACCAATGGCGTATATGTTACTGATACAGGCACTGTTACTAACACCATGTTAGCTGGAAGTATTGCTAATAACAAATTATCTAATAGTAGTATTACCTTTGGATCAACAACAATATCATTAGGCAGCACATCTGCTACTATTTCTGGATTATCAACAGTAACTTCAAATTCATTTGTTGGCAATCTAACAGGTGATGTAGTAGGTAATATTACTGGTAATGCTCAGGGATCGTCTTCTAATATAAGAAATCTTGGTACTATTACTGCTGAATCAAATGGTGTTGCAGAACCGGGACAAGCACTGACACTGCGCAGTGTTTATAATAACGGTTATCCAACCGCTTATGGTAATGTAATTACACTAGGCGGTAATGGCGGTGGTGAAGTACTAGTAGGGTGGTCAGGCAGTACTGGTTCTCATGCAGATAATTATATTCGCAGTCGAAGAGATACTGGAAATACTTGGAGTCCATGGGCAAAAATTCTTACCGATGCAAACTTTGGTTCTACATTGCCAGCAGTGGCAACAAGTGGTAGTTATAACGATTTAGCCAACAAGCCAACTATACCAGCGCCAACAGCAAGCCCGCAAGCACAACTACAAAATATTGTAAAAACTATTATTGGTTCGATTGACATGTACCTAAGCTCCAGCGGAGGCAGCGGATATTCAGCTGGGTATGTTAGTGCTAATGTAGGCGCAGGCTGGTCAAGTTCAACTGGCGGCAACTATACAAGTGCTACAGCATTTACTGGAAATACTCTAGGTAGTGTTACGCTGACAGTTAATATTCCAGGGTTTGTAGGACTAAGCAACAACCCAGCTGACTTGACTTGGAAAGGTAACTATGAGTTTGGGGTAGCTCCAAGTTTAACACGAATTTATGATGCTCGTATTGAATATTACGGTATGGGACAACAAACTTGGGGTGTTTCTGTAGCCCCATTGACATATGATAGAAATAGCGGTTATTATGGATGGTTTAATCTAACACTTACTACCGCCGGAGCCGAACACTGGTATCATGGAACTAGTATTACAGCCGGATGGATCGGCATTGCAAGTAGGACAAACAATGTCTACACTCCATAAATTTAGTATACCATACACACAGGGTATGCTTGAAGCATTGCCCAGTCTAGATATTGAAAGTATCTCGGACATATATTTTAGCGACAATAAATTTGGAAGTGCCAGAAGTATATTTAACGGCACTGAAATGTTCGAGGAATTGTACGCCATTAGAAAAATGTATGGTATCAAAATGCACTATCTTGTTAATCCAAGTTTATATTCTAATGAATTTTATGGGCAAGTTCCAGAACTTATAGAACATGTTAAGAACATAGATGTTGATATGATAACTTTAAATAACACGTATCTATTAAGAGCTGGCGTTACTAAAGATTTCCAAGCTAATAAACCTACGATAGAAGTAAAGAACAGCGTGAACAATTTAGTAAGAACATTAAAAGATTTTATTTTTATGCATGAAGTGCTGGGTGTTACCAGTATCATTGTTGACCGTAGCTTGAACAGAGATTTAGATACACTGATAAAAATGAGAAATTACGGCAACCAGCATGGTATTAAGATAACTATGTTAGTTAATGAAGGATGCATAGTTGATTGCAAATGGAAGCAATGGGATGATTTAATCATTAGCCAAGTGAAAATGCACGATAAGCGAGATATTACAGATAATGTACACAATCGACTTGGCTGTGTAAGTTATTTTAAAGAGAATCCAGCAGAGTGGTTAAAGACAGCTTTTACATTGCCAAACGATCTGAGCAAATTTGACGGACTGGTTGATGTTATTAAAATTGCTGGACGAGGTTTTCCTGTAAATCGCTGGTTTAGAGTAATTGATGCTTATCAGAAGCGTAGTGGAAATATAAAGTTTGGAGATTTATTAAGTACCACCGGTACAATGTTCCTTACAAATGTATTGGCAAATGATTTAGCAGATCTTGGATTCAATGAATTAACTAATAATTGTAAAACAGTGTGTGGTACAGAGTGTAACCACTGCGATAAAATATATGATAAAATGACAAGGGTTTTTGTATGACAGATGAAATAACAATCCAAACAGGGTGGACTGCTGATAAACAGTATTCAATTAATTTTTCTACTATTAATAGATTAATTACAGGTCTTTACGGCGCAATTGCTCCGTTTGAAGACGTAGTACACTCTGATAGTAACATGGGCTCGCATTATCTAGGTCAAATTAGCAAAGAGTATTACGACAATATTGCTGAGAGTATCATTAACCCTGGCCAGTTAGTATTTTGGACAGCTGAAAATAAAATAAAGTTAAGAAAAGCAGTTGTGGATTTTGGCCCAAATACTTATATCGATAACACCAGAAATGCTATTGTAGGCATAGACAACTTGATAACGCTGATTCCACGAATTGTAGACGAGCATGGTAAAAATTGGTCGGATGTGACAGAAATACAGATTAAAAACATGGGCAAATTAGATTTTCCTATCAACATCAATGGCGGCGATCCTGCTACTTACAAAGCTTCTGCACCCAACGGATCTACAGTAACATTCCAATTGGGTAAACGTGGCCGTGCAACTTTACGAGTTAAAGCAATGGTCCCTGAAGTGGATCATGTTTGGATTAGCTTGTATCCAGAATTATACGGATATGATGACGATCAGCTGGCAAAATTAGCCGCTTGGCACGCTACTAAGTAAAAACAATGAGAATAAATACTACAATAATAAGGAACGAGCGAAATGTCATACTCAATTAACAGATGGAATGGAACTTTATTAAAGACGGTTGCCGATGGTACTGTTGACACTTCTCTTGACATCAAGTTAATTGGAAAAAGTTATGCAGGATATGGACAAGCACAGAATGAAAATTTTGTACACCTGTTAGAAAATTTTTCCAATTCTGTACAACCCCCTAATCCATTATCCGGACAAATTTGGTTTGATAGCGGGAATAAAAAATTAAAGTTTTATGACGGTAATAAATTCCGTAGTGCAGGCGGTGCTGAAGTTAGTGTATCTGCCCCTACTGGATTAAGTACTGGAGATTTTTGGTTTGATACAAGCAGTAAACAGCTTAAAGCATGGGACGGAACTACATTTCAGTTAATTGGACCACAAGCAGTTGCCGGTGCCGCTATTACACAAATGCAAAGTGTTAGCGTAAGAGATGCAACTGGCGGAAATCATGCTATAATTGAAGCTATTGATAACGGAACTGTAGTTTTTACAATTAGTGCAGACGCTGATTTTACACTAGATAATACTGCTAATGCTATTCCAGGATTTACTAAAATTCGTCAAGGTATAACTTTATGTTATACAAATAACGATGCACAAGAAGGCCAGACAACATCAAGTCATAGATTTTATGGAACTGCTACTAACTCGGATCGTTTAGGCGGGTTAACAGCCAGCAATTATATACGTTCTTCAAATGCCAGTTTTAGTACATTAGTTAATTTTTCAGATACTGGATATACTGTTGGTAACCCAACTGCTAAATTAGCAGTATTTAACGACGGTGCAACTACACCGACTATTCAGTCGATGATTAATAGTACTCCAATTGTATTCCAAACTAAATTGTCAGATAGCTCAACCGCATATCCAATGAAAGTATTGGGTAACGATGTATTGCCAGGATCGTTAACCGCCACTAATAATTTAGGATCTGTATCCTTACAATGGAAAAACGTTTATGCAGGATACTACTATGGCACATCGCAACAAACAGATGCACTACTAGTCGGCGCTCAGTACGTTCAAACAAATACCGTATTACCATCTACCACTAATAAAACTAGCGTTGTAGCTCGAGATAGTAACGGAGATTTCACAGCAAGAAACATCACAGCAACAGTTAGTCAAGCAGACACATTAAAGTACGGTGCTTCGTATATTTCTACTAATGTTAGTTCAGTAGCCAGCACAATTGTAGTTAGAGATGCCAGTGCAAACATCGCTGTTAACTATATGGCTGGAACAGCTCAACAATCTAATGCATTACAAGTGGGAGCCAGTTATTTGACAGCATCTGTTACTGCTAATAATACAATTGTAGCAAGAGATTCGTCAGGAAACTTTACAGCTAACGTAATTACTGCAAGTTTAACAGGTAATGTAACAGGAATTGCACAAAAAGCAAGTCAACTACAACTTGATGGAAATCTATATGTATCGGCAGTTACTAGCTCTCTAGCAAATACTATTGCGGCACGTGACTCTAGTCAAAATATTACAGCTAATGCAGTAGTAGTTGCATCAATTCAGAAAAGCGGTACTAACGGAGTTGGAGATATTGGGCAAACAAGTAATCGATTTGGTGTACTATACGGTACTTCAACAAGTGCTTACTATGCCGACTTAGCAGAAAAATATCTTGCAGATGCAGAGTACGAAGTTGGCACAGTTATAATGGTAGGCGGAGAAAAAGAAGTTACAGCCGCAACACTTCATTCAAATGCAATTGGAGTCGTAAGTGCTAATCCTGCGTTTAAAATGAATGATACATTGGAAGGCGGAACTTATATTGCTCTAAAAGGTCGTGTTCCTGTTAAAGTTGAATATCCAGTTAAAAAAGGAGATGCTTTAATTGCAGGACATGCAGGTGTTGCTCGCGTTGATCCTTTAGAAGATTTAACAATTAGACAATTTGCCATAGCATTAGAATCAAACGATGATGTCGGTGTAAAACTAGTTGAATGTGTAATACTATAAATAATTAAGATTAAGGACATATCATGGCAGTAGTAGCAGGAGTAGATAAACCAACAGCGGCACAGTATAATAGTATACAAGCTAACATTAATCAAGTCTTGGCTACAAATTATGGACAAACTCCAGCAAGTTCACAAATCGCCTTGCCGGGAACTAGCACAAAAATCACTTCGTTAGCATGGAGTAATCTACGCTCAGACATTTTAAAATGCAATCGTCACCAGCTTAATCCAGCCGCAGTGGGAACTTTAACAGATCCAACCACTGGTACAAAAGTTGCCGCTGCCGATTATAATGCGTACGAAACAATGGCAGCTGATTGTCTTACTAATTCTTTATTATTTCCCGATAATAGTACAATATCGTCAATCACATCACTAACATCGGGAGACCAGGTTGGGTATACTTGGGGAAGAACTGGTAGAAATACTTTGAAAATAGTTGTATCTGTAAATTTTCCAACGCTCGTTGCTCAACAATATTTTTTCAACAGTGGCGGCCAACTTCGTTGGAGTAACACTTTCACTGGAGGTACAGTAGCTACTGTAGGCACAAAAGATTATTCTTGGAAAAGTGCCGCCAATGAAATGGGTACTGTGATATTTGGCACTAATAGTACACGAACACTTGCTGGAGCGACCGGCGCAGGTACTGGATCTGCAATAGGATATTATCAACTGATTAATAACAGTAATCAACTTATATTCTCAAAAAACACCAGTACGTATAATCCAAACACAATTAGAATTTTTGCTAAAAGTAGTAGTACTTCTATAGTTTTCACAATCGAATATGAAGACTTGAATGATCCAGCCGGCACATACACAATTGACGAAGATGTAACAGCCACGCTTAACACTTCTCTTAGTGCTTATTACGGTTCGGGCGTTGGAGAAGTTGATGTGAGTGCGTATAGACCCACTCCTGGAAACTTTGATGTTACAGTTCTTGCAAGTCCAAATCCTTAATACTCTAAACTCTTGACAACATAACTACTGTAGTGTTATTATAGTACACTACGGAGTTTATCTATGGATGAGAGAATTGAAAAGGCTTTTGAAGTTGCCAACTATATGGCAACTTTATCTAATCAAAGACGAATAGTTTTAGAAGAATACAATCAAAAATTAGTACACTATATCAATGGTGCTACTTTTCGAATCACTCCTGAGCTAATAAATCTTACAAAAACAATTTTAGAACTTGGCCAAACTACGGATGTTGCTTTTGTAGATTCCAATAATTTTCCCATAATTGTTACTGATGTCCAAGAATTTTTTGACAGCATTATCGCAATTTATTTTGAAGCTACCAACGAGTATGCTGTCAAGTATGCTAGTTTAAAAAGCAAACGCAAGATTGCTGATATAGTTGACCTATGACTAACGGTGCTGTAATTTTTGCACAGAACAGTGCTAATATAGATTATGTTAAGATGGCAGTGTTCTCGGCTAAAAAATTAAAAGAACACTTGGATATTCCTGTAAGTATTATTACAGACAGTGCCGACTGGCTTAAAAAAGGTTACCCTGATCATGTGTTTGATCAAATTATACCTATAGGCTATTCAGAAAATAATCAATATAAAAAAATCAGCGACGGCGCATTGGCAAGCAAGACTATCGAGTGGAAAAATTTCACCAGAGATCGCGTATATGATTTAACACCATACGATAAGACCTTAGTTATTGATAGCGATTACATTATTAATTCCAATGTATTGAAACCAGCATTCGATAACCATTATGATTTTCAAATTTACAGTAAAAGTATGGATCTTGCGCATTGGCGCTCTACAGCAGAATTTACCCGTATAAGCCAATGGAGTATTCCTTTTTATTGGGCTACTGTATTCATCTTTACAAAAAACGAAATTATGGATTCTTTTTTTAATCTAATAGCCTATATTAAATCTAATTGGACCTATTTTAGAACCTTATATTCCATAGTTGCCAGTGCATATCGAAACGATTACGCATTTAGTATTGCTATACATATTATGAATGGAAAAACTAATGGAGAATTTGCCATAGATTTACCAGGAACCATGACTTATTCTACAGACAAAGATTTGTTAGTAAATATTAATAGTGATAAATTAAAGTTTTTAATTGAAAAAGAAAATCACATTGGGGAGTATATTTTAGCAAAAACACAAGGAATAGATATCCATGTGATGAATAAACCTAGTTTATGTAGATGTATAGATGGAGGTCTGGGTGTCTAAAGGATTTTTAATTTTTGCGCAGAATACAGATTCTGTTAATTATTTAGAACAGGCATATGCACTTGCACTTAGCATAAAATACAGTCAAACTTCTGTTTCGGCAGTATCAATTGTCACATCTGATAAAGTTCCTAAAAAATACAAATCTGTGTTTGATAAAATTATACCTACACCTTGGACAGACGGCTCTGTAAATAGTAGGTATGCAACTGAGCATAGGTGGAAATTATATCACGTTAGTCCCTACGAAGAAACAATGGTATTAGATGCTGATATGTTAATGCTTGAAGATATATCGACTTGGTGGGATTATTGCGGTAATTATAATTTAAAAATATGTTCTCGTATTAAAAATTATAAACTAGAAGTGGTAAGAGATACATTTCATAGAAAAACATTCATTGCCAATAATTTAAGCGAACCGTATATAGCACTGCATTATTTTAAAAAATCTAATTCTGCTCATGAATTTTATAAAACACTTGAATTTGTTTGTAATAATTGGGAATGGTGTTGGAGCAGATTTGCACCGATTGAATATCAGGACACTTGCAGTTTAGATTTGGCAACTGCTGTTGCCATTGAAATACTCATGTGCCAAGATACTATATTTGACAAACATAGTCCTTTGGAATTCATACATATGAAATCCCATTTACAAGGATGGGATAATCCAAGTGAAAACTGGCAGGACACTGTATTGTCTGTATTAAATACCAAGGGCGATTTAGTTGTTGGAAATATCAAACAAAGTAAACTTTTTCATTATATAGAAAAAGATTTTATTACCCCTAGATTTCTTAAACGATTGGAGGATTTGGCAAATGGCAAGATCTAAAAAAAATACAGAGCCTCCAATACATACATATTATGCATATTTTAATCCTGAAACTGAAAAGTTTTTCTCATCTTCTAATGTTTTAGATTCAACGATTATACATTATGCCATAATCAAAGAAGATGAGCATAGAGATATTTGTGCAGGAAAACTGAAATTAACAGATTGTATTCTTGACAAACACATTGATTTTGATGGTAGTATATTATACAAGTTATTAACTCCTCAAATGTATAACGAGTTTAATTTTCAAAATAGTTTACTAGAATGGATAAACAATGCACCTGTAAAATACACAGAATTTATTATAGAATGGGATTTACCAAATCGGCAATGGATATTTTATGTAACCGACGAAGGAAGAAAAATACTGGATGGCGGAATGTATGATAGCACCCTGGTATTTTTTATTATATTAGAAACTGATTTTGATTTTTTGGTCAGAACTTTTTACATCAAATTACACGAAATATTAAAAGCAGGAAAACTAGTATACAATTTTGAAAGTAAAATAGAAGATAATATAAGTAATCTTTCAATTTCAACAAGACGATTTTTTGATAGTTATGGATTAAAAATAAATGATTAAAATCATAGAACAAGATATCATATTTCTCAGTTATGACGAGTCCAATGCTGAAAAAAATTATGCGGATTTATGCGCAAAAGTACCTTGGGCAAAACGAGTACACGGAGTTAAGGGCAGTGATGCCGCACACAAGGCCTGCGCCGCACTGAGTGATACTGAGTATTTTGTTACTGTGGATGCTGACAATATTATAGATCCAAAGTTTCTTGAAATTGAAATAGATATTGAAAAGTTAAATCTAACACCCAACCATGTGTTTAGTTGGTGCGGCAAAGTACATGTCAATGGACTTATGTACGGCAACGGTGGATTGAAATTATGGACACGTAAATTTGTTAACGAAATGAAAACACACGAAAACAGTGATCCAACAGATACCAAGGGGTTGGTTGAATTTTGTTTTGACAACAAGTATCATCAGTTTCAAGAGTGTTACAGTGAAAGTTTTACCAATGCCAGCCCATTTCAAGCATGGAGAGCAGGATTCCGTGAAGGCGTAAAAATGTCCTTAGACCAAGGTGCTAAAGTTTCTGATTTAAACACAGTTTGGTGGCAAAATTATCATAGACTCCTTATTTGGTGTAGTGTTGGTGCTGATGTAGAAAATGGAATTTATAGTATACTGGGTGCTAGAGAAGGTGCCGCTTTAACTAATTGTACCGACTGGGATTATGCCAATGTTAGAGATTTTGAATATTTGACTAACTATTGGAATGAACATTATAAAAATGCTTCAGCAGACGAAAAAACAAACCAAATTAATTTTTACGGAAAAGAACTTCAAGATAAATGCAAAATTGAAATAGCAAATCTTGATGCCGCAGGTAGTCAATTCTTTAAAACCGTATACAGCAATAGCCCACGGATAATTAGAAAACGTTATGTATGATATCTTTTTTATTTCTGACAGTCAAACACATAAACAGTTTAATATTTTAAAAGAACGTTTTCCGTTAGCTAAGATAGTAAACACTTACGAAGAAGCTAAACGCAGGGCTTTTACAAAATTTTTCTGGATAGTCTGGCCAGATTTAAGTATTAATACTTCATTTGATTTTAATTATCAAGTGACAGACTGGGACAAAGACTATGTTCACGTTTTTAAAAACGGAGAATATTACGATGGAGTTAGTTTACATCCAAAAATAAAAACTGTATCTTCTCGAGAACTTAAAAATCGGTTCTATATAAACAAAAAAGAAATAGATGTACAGGCTAGTATAACACTGCCTTACGAAATATTTTATATAGATGATTATAACAGTTATTTAGATGCAATTGAAAAAACTACAACTGACAGATTCTGGGTTATTTGGAATGACATAATAGTTAACAATAATTTTGATTTTACTTATCGCACTCCAGCATATGATACATCAACATATATTTTTAAAAACGGTGAATATTACGACGGTGTTTGTTTATTTTCAAAAAAGAATAAAGTATCAGAACGCGAATTTAATTATCGATTTTTTGTTACTAAAAAAGAAATAGACGTACAGGCTAGTATTCCTAAACCGTTTGATATTATCTTTATAAGCTATAACGAACCGCAAGCTGATCAAAATTATGAAAAATTGAAAGAACGTTTTCCAAGAGCAAAGCGCATACACGGAGTAACAGGAATTCATCAAGCTCATATAGAAGCCGCAAAACTATCTACTACAGACATGTTTTGGGTGGTAGATGCCGATGCCATAATTGAAAAATCATTTAATTTTGATTTTGAATATATTCCCTTTTATAATGTTCAAGCACGTAATATTTTAAAAGAAATTGTACACGTATGGCGAAGTCAAAATCCAATAACTGGATTAGAGTACGGATACGGCGGCGTCAAATTATTACCAACAAAATTAACTCTTGAAATGGATACAACTACTACGGATATGACTACTAGTATTAGTAAACATTTTAAAGTTATGTCAGATATTAGTAATATTACTGCTTTCAATACAGATGCTTACAGCACATGGAGAAGTGCTTTTAGAGAATGTGTTAAGTTAACAATAAACAACGATGACGAATCTTTATCAAGATTAGATGCATGGTGTACACTTAACGATTCTGTGTCTTATGGATTTTATGCTTACTCAGGCGCACTCGCCGGCAAAGCGTACGGAGAAAAAAATGCCTCCAATAAGGAGGCATTGAGCAAGATAAATGATTTTACTTGGCTACAAGATCAGTGGTCATTGGAAAAATCTCAGCTATCGCCCGAGCACACGCAATAGCAACTTCTTGGTGCTCTTTCTGTGTGCCGTTAGCACTACGCAATTCAATAAAATGAATCCAACTACGTAGTGTTCCATTCATATATAAGCGACTTTCTGTAAGACCTTCCGGTAATACTGCGCGAGCCTGCTCTTTAGCTATACCGTTAGCAATGGCCCATTCGTATTCACGTTTGGCGGCATAGATAACTCTTTGTTGAGCTCTGTACCATTCATTTTGTAACAGTTGATCATCCACTGCGATGCTGTTTTGTCTGTTTTTATTGTCTTGCAGGCGTGCTTCTCTACATACAAACGACAGGTCTTTAGTAGGGTCAGCATATCGCTGACTGAACTCTTGGAAACTGAAACTTCTGTGTCGCAAGATTTGTCGGGCAATATCTCTTGTTGTTGTAATTTCGATACAGGCACTGACCATTTCGAGTGGGCTCCAGTGTTGGTGTTTGACCAAGTATCTGATGAGCTTGTCTGATGTCTCTGTGTTGAGTTGATTGCTCGGATTGCTGACACGGGCGCAATACGCAATGAGTTCCTGCGCATCTGCAATGCCCATACTTGCAAATTCTTCTGTGGGTTGGCTGTAACTAAGTAGTCGAACATTCATTATTTATAACTTCTTTTTTTTAAGGAATTTTTGAGTACTTGCTTCTATATCTTTTCTTACTTTTTCTGTGTCTAGTTTGAAATCTATATTGTCAATTTTCTCTTCGTAAGTTTTAAAAATTTCAGAAAGATTCTTTTCAAAGGCGGTCCAACCTTCACGTTTAGTTTTGGCTGTTATACGTATTTCCCAAATTTTGCCATCCTTAAAACTGACCAGCACAGTATGAAGATACCTCAAGGGTAACACATTTAATTGTACTTCACCAAATACTTCTGGCCAGTGTGCTATGACATCCTTGGGAAGAATTCTTCCCTGGTTTGTCACTATACTTTCTTCTTGGTCGGAACCAACTCCTCGGCTTTACGGCGCATTTCAGCAGCCTGCTTGGCCATTTTATCAGCTTGACTACGATAGTATTTTGCTTCGATTTCGGGGCTATCAAATGTAGTTGGTTCGCTAGTTTGAACTATTTCTTCAACTTTGGTAACTGTTTCAGTTTTCTTAGTTTCTTTAACTTTATCTTCTAGAGATTCCTTTAAAGAAAGATCATCAACTGACACACCACGCTGTTCTGCAATAACTTGATTTAGTTCGGATAACAATAAACTATAACCAGTTGTTGGAGTCATTTCAATAGAACCAGTTGCTACTTTGATCAAACGACCAGTTGCGTGAAGTGCTGGTAACATTCTACTGCCGTCTGGAAATTGAGTACGATCCATGGCTTCTGCAAACTCATATGATTCTTGGCCAGCATTACTTTCTACTAGATTAATCAAAGCATCATGATAGATATCTGGAAGATTTTCTGTAGGCACAATTAAACAATAATGTGCTTCGCCAGGCAGTGTTCTATATGCTACCAAACATTTTTTATTTGTAGCTTTAACACGACCTACGTGTTTGAGTTCTTGGGCCATATTAAGCTCCTTGAGCTGGAGCGGCAGGTGCTGGAGCTGGATTTGCGGCTTGTTGTGCGGCTTGTTGTTGTGCAACATTCTCTAAGAAAGCAGTTAGCTTGGTATAAGTTTGTCCTACAGCTACCATTTCATTTGGTTTGAAAGCACCGCGTGAGCTAGCAATATCGATAATAACCTTCATTGCATTAAGATCGTTAATTGTTAGTTCTGTTGAATTCTCTGGAGCCGCATTTTCTTGTGGCGTCTGTACTGTTTCAGTCATTGTTGTATCTCCTTGGTAAGTACGTAATTAATTATCTGAATTGTAAATGTGGACAGGCAATTGTGAAAAAACTTAGTTCTTTTTCTGACTCAAATCCAATGCGTGTAGTATACACAATAGTATTGGTATTATCTAGTGCAATACCTTGTCCAACATAATACCTATTATTTAAATTCTTTTTAATCCAAGAGTCTATATTCTTGATTAAAGTGGGGTTATATTTTTCAATGGTTGTATACTTAAAATGAGGGCAGGCAAACTCAACCCTCCTTAAGTCAAAATAATTTAAAGGGTTAGGTTTGCCGTTTTTAAGACTCATGCCTCTTCTGTCACTTGTTCGTAATATGCATATTCTCCAAATGGAGGAACAATTGTAGTATTGCCGTGGATAATGAATACTGTTTCACAGTAGTTTTCATCACCCCAACTACCCCAAGGATAACCGTCTGTAAACATGATAAACTTTTTAGGTTGAATATCATTTTCTTTCATGTATTCCCAGTTAGCATCAAACTCAGTGCCGCCACCGCCCATTACTTCGTACTCGTCGAACTCGTCCATAGTATAACCGTCATAGTCTTGTTCATTGTACACTTTAGTATCGAAGCACCACACTTTAATTTTAAAGTCTTTGTACTCTTGCATAATACCTTTGATCTCTGTCAAAAAGTCTTTTGCTTGTTCATCACCGATAGAGCCTGACATATCAATTGCTACGCAGATATCGATTGTTTCTTGAAATTGTGTGCCCGGCAGTATTGCACTCATGTGCCAGCCTTTACGGTTAGGACGCATAAAAGAATAATCATTCTTAATAGTGCTTTGAATTTGTTGGCGCAAAATTTCACGCCAGTTCATTTTAGGCTCTGTGAGTTCTTTAATCATGCGTTGTACATTTGCAGGAGTATTGCCTGCACCCGCGGCTTGTGCGGCTTGAATTGTTGCTTCGCGAATCTCGTCACGAATTTGTTTTAATTCTTCTTTAGTGTAGGTAGGCTTGCCGTCTTTGCCGTTCTCACCCCAGTCAATGTGGTCGTCAAGCAATTGACCAAGAGCACTCAATTCTTGCTCGTCCATTTCGTCAAAGATTTTATCGTAAACTTCTTCAGCACCCATGCCGTAGTATTTTGGATCATGGAAGATTTTAATACCTTCAATATTGTGCTCACCAATACGGTCACGTACCAATTGTCCGTTTACACAATAGTCAGCGGCAATGTTAAAAATCTTAGCATTGCGACCTTCGCGACGTCCCATGTGATCAAATACGTTGTGCAAAATTTCGTGCGCAATAACAAACTCAACTTGTTTAACTGTGAGTGGTTCAAAAAACTTACGATTAAAATAGATAGTGCGACCGTCTGTAGCGGCTGTGCCCATCCATTCACTACCTTCTTCAATTTTAAGACGTGTAGCCATGTTACCAAAGAACGGATGGCGAAGTAGTAGACCCACACGGGCTACAATAATTTTGTCAATAATGGGATCTTGATGTGACATACTTGCTCCTTAACTGTTACTATATATATAGTATAACACCTCCCGAAGGAGGTGTCAAATGGTTCTAAACCGAATTATTTGCGGCTGTCTTTTTCGGTTGCCGCAGAAATGTACTTGCCAAATTTAGCGTGGAACGCATCAAAGCATTTGATCTCGTCTGGATCCAACGGCAGTTTGTAAGTGCTCAATGCCAGCTTAGTACCCATAATAACTAATTCTGTTTCAAAGTTATTCATCATAAATTCAAAAAAGTTGTTAGTCTGGTCATTCCAGTTTTTAGCATTCTTGTCGCAAGCGTCTTTCAATTCATAGCACAAAGACACAGTCAAAGAGTACATTGCTGAAATTTCTTTTGAGTCCATCTTTTTAACTTTACCGCTCAAAATGTCGCTAGGGTTGGGCATTTTGCTGGCATGCTTACGGTGAGCCATAAACTTAATAGCAAGACCTTCGCCAACCGAACCACTAACCAAATCGGTCAGCGTGTCGTTTTCGCAGTCGTCGTCATGCAACAATTCAGATACAAACGACCAGCTACGTGGAGTAGCAAACGCACGTGAGCTAGACTTGGGGTCAAAATCGTACAAGTCCTTTTTAGAGAAGCTCAAGAAACCAACCACATCTTTGTGAATCTTGTTTTCAGTAGCCCACTCAAAATAGTCTTCCCAGTCTACTTGCATTTCCAAGTGAACAAAACGATTTGCCAACGGAGCAGGCATACGATAAGTTACACCCTTGTCAGTTTCACGATTACCAGCCGCAACCATTACAACGTTATCGGGCAGTTCGTAAGTACCTACCTTGCGATTAAGCACTAACTGATAAGCCGCCGCTTGTACGCTAGGAGCCGCAGAGTTCATTTCATCCATAAACAGGATAATTTGTTTATGATTTTTAGCAAATTCTTTGCTGGGCAATTCACCAGGAGGTGCCCATACCATTGTATTAGAATTTGAATCGAAGTAAGGAATACCTTTAATATCGGTAGGTTCCCAAAGACTTAAACGAACGTCAATTACGTGAGCGTCAAGTTCAGTACCAAGTTGTTTGATAATGTCTGACTTACCAATTCCGGGAGGACCCCATAGGAAAATTGGACGTTTATTTTTAAACGCTTTGCGGAGGGATTTTTTAGCACCTTTTGGGCCCACTGTTCGAGAAGCAATATCTGCCATTTTCGTTCCTATCGTAGTAAAAAACTTGTTGTTGAATAACGCTGTCTATGTATGTATTATACGGCAGAAACAGTAATGTGTCAACGCCTTTTTAAACTATTTTAGTCCAGTTTTGCCAAATCTTTATCACGCTCGTTCATAGCTTTGAGCAGACCAAATTTACGAATGTCGTCCGAAAACAACATCAGCTCAAAACCCTTGCGCTCGGAGAATACAGTAATACTCATGTTGGTAAGATAATATGGGCAATCCACATACCTTTCCAAAAATATGATAGTTTGAGGACTTAGTTCAATGGGTTCAGTAAACGGAATCTCATACTCTTTTAAATCTAATTCTTTAACCAAAAATTCGTAACCGTCTTCACTTAATCGAAAATTAGTCTGTTTACCAGCACGAGTGCTTTGCCACCATTTTCTTCCAAATAATTTTACATTGGTTTCGTCTGTACTTTTGCCCCATTGTTGTAAAAATATTTTAGTTAACGCATCTCTTGTAATCATTTTATTATTGTGCCTTGCGTTAATTTAACTACTTGGAAATCTGTAGTTCCAAAGGTCAAATTAAGTTTCTTAGCAAGATTGATGGCATGCCCTGGATTTGAAAAGCTAACTTTTTTGTATTTTGGCCCAGGATAACTGGTAAGGCTATTGAAGCTTTTTAAATTAAACGGCTCGTTTTTGTAGAAAACTGCCCAAATGGCTTCCGCTTCCAAGATCTGCTCAGATTTATAAGTTTTTTTGTTAGTGAATTCTAACAATACTTGTGGTTTAGGTCTTGACATATATGCGTATCCAAATGTACGCATATATTTATCTATTATTTGTTGGAAAAGCCGCCACCGTCCATAGAAACGGAAATAGGCTCTTCGTTTACACCACGTTTTAATGCATTATACATTGTTTCGTAATCTTGGTGCAGTTGATCCATTAGTTCAATAAGAGCAAGATTCATTAGTCTCGCTTGTTGGATTGGAATCTTAACCTCTTTGCTCTGAGATAATTCTGCAGATCTTACTAGCTGAGCAAACTGCGTAATTGGACTAAGGTTAATCGGATTTTGCATTAGACAATACCTGTTTCATTTCAAACTCTGTTTTAAACGGACCTTTATATGGATTACGTTCTAATGTAATCAATTTAGGACAAAAGCTCTTAACCCAACCTTTGTTAAATTGTATAGTATAATACCCTGCACAATATAAACTTTTACTTGCATTACTCTTAGTAAACAATGGTAATTTATTTCTAACGTCATACATACTGTTGTATGGTTTTACACTTGTAGGAAACCCATGACAATCAGTTGGGTCGGTGCCAGTAACTTTAACTTTTTTGTTAGTTAAGAAAAAATCTTTACCAAACTGTTTAGTAAGTTCGTCTTTTTTATTAAACATAACTTCACCGTTTGTACTTGAAAGTATAAACTTATTATTTTCTTTTTTATGTAGGGTTGCAATTTTAGATCCGTCTTTTTCTACAATCCAAAACTTGCCATCTACAATTGGCTTTGCGTATATTTCTGTCATTATTCTTCCTCTAATTTTGGAAATGCCGAACTAAAAGGCCAACTTGTACTAGGATCAGGTCTAGGCTTTAGTTTAACATTTTCTTCAATAACTGTTCCGTCTTCGTCACATAGGCTAACTTGATACGGAGCGTCAATTATTAAGTAATCGTCTTCAATTTGCCAATTGTGCTCACCGTCAAATAACCAACCTGCACCGCCTTCGTGATATGCTGTTTCAAATTCTTTTTTTTGTTCGTCGGTAAAATCGTCACTGTAGTCAAACCAGCAAGAGTGTTGATCTTCAAGCTCTGCTCCCCAGCCTACATCTGTACGAGCAGTTGTTTGCAGATCACCTTCGTATGGCAAATTACAATCCATATCTTCTTCGACAAATCCTTGACCCCATCGATGATGATCGTCAATGTTAACCCAACTAATAGAACCGTCTGCATTATCTCGGAATAACTCTATGTGCCAACAAATGCTTTTTTTATGTAAGGGTTTAATCAAATATACGCGACTCATTTATATTTCCTTATATTTGGCTTGGAACGGCTCAGCATACGTTTGTATGTTGTCTGCAATTTTCTTCATGTCCCATGTATTGCAAAATTTAAGCATACGTATACCTACCTGATCTACTGATTTAGGCATAGCATTTGCTTGAATTGTTTCTTTAATTTTAATTTTAATATCTTCGGGTTGTGCTGTTAAATCGCATAACTGTACGTTACGCTGATAATCTTCTAGCACACGATGTTCTTGTCCATTATGGTCAACCCAACGTTGCAACATGAGATTGTTCCAAGAATATCCGCGGCTTTTACGGTCGGCAAATGCTTCTTGTAAACCAACTTTATTCTTTGAACCTTTTGTACGCACACCGGGATAAGCTGAGAAGACATTATCACTGGTATCGCCACGCATACATTTTTCAAACAGCATCCATTCTGGATCTTGTGCTGGCTTAGG